GTGGCGCGAACGAGAGAATCGTCATTTAGGGACCCAACCTGCCATTCCCTGGAAAAATTTCGCTGGAAGAGTGGCAGTGACGCTTGAGATTCCCGTCCGGCAGACTGGGAGTGCGATGAAACCTTCATGCCGCACACTCCGTGCTGTTCTTCCTTCGTCTGAGTTCCTCACGCTTAAGGGCCTCAGTCACACGCTTGGAACGCGAGAGACCGAGCGCAACGAGCCTGACATGCTGCGGCGTGACCCCGAGCTTGCGGGCCACAGCCGTGTACATTCCGCGAAATTTAGCGGCGTTCTCCAGCTCCGGAGCAATACACTTGCTTTTAAGCCTGTCGTTTATGGTTGTCATTGTCAGAGAAAAGATAATCAAACCGCTGATAAAGAGTCAAGGGAAATAATTGTGCCGTCTAAACCCAAACCCAAAGAAGTTGAATCAGTGATCGCAGCGAAGATCAGGGCCTTGCGTGAATCTCTGGGTATGACCCAGACAGCTTTCGCTTCGGCGGTTGGCGTGAGGCCGAACAGCGTCTCGCAGTGGGAATCGGGTAAGAACAAGCCGAATCCAGACATGCTTGTGCGGCTCTCCGCACTCGCGGACGGGATTGATAAGCTCTTCTTCCTCGGGCATGCAGGTATACCCGACGCCTATTTCGAAGGGGGGGCCATGATTTCCGAAATTTTGGACGCTTCAACGAAGATCGTGGCGAAATCCCTTTCGGGAAGTACTCACACTTTTGGGGGAGTGTTTGACCCGGAAGGGGGAGATAGAATCCCGCTTCTCAAACAACCACATCAACTGGGAGAACCCAACGCAGCGATGGACTACTCACTTCCTCTCCCTTCGCAATGGCTGCCTCGTGAGAGTACGGTTCAGGCCGTCAGGCTCACAGAAAAAATCTCGCCCTTTATGGAAGGCGAACTGATTGCCCTCGTCGATACTTCGCGGCGCGACCCGGATCGTCTGACCGGATGCATTGTGATGGTGAAGACTCAAACCGGCGTGGAGCCGATGACCCTGCGTAAGGAATCTAATACCTATATCCTTGTTCCTCTTCACGAGAGTCAATCGAACCCAGTTCGCTTATTCCACGCGGGGGGAGATTGCCACATTTTAGGAAGGGTGATTCGATGGGTGGCCGAAGCGCCCTCATTCGAACCAACGCCTCCCGTTCCGAAAATCGCCCGGGCTAAGAAAGGTGAGGGAAACAGGTGACGTCATGATCATATTTCAAGAGGGTCCCGACCCAATGCCTGCGTTCCGATTCTTCGTTTTCCTGGCCTTTTGGCTTGCCGGTTCGGCCGGTGTTAGCTACGTGGCGAAGGCCAAGGGCAGAAGTCACTTGAGCTGGCTTTGCGTGTCAATCGTTCTGTCACCGCCGTTTGCGGCGTTGCTAGTGCTTGGATTACCAACGATCGATCCGGAGCGCGAAGCCTGCGGTGCCTGTAGTGAGATGGTGAAGCGCCAAGCGGTCATCTGCCCATTTTGCCGAACGCCGAAAGAACGGTCCTACTAATACCGACACGCGGGGGAAAGGCCCAAGTCCCCCGAAGTGCTGATCTCAAACTCGGGCGTGTTGAAAAAAGCGGCTTGAGCGCGGGGCAGTTTCGGCGTACGCTCGGTGCATCCCCCTTTCCCAGAAATGCGTTAAAGCGTCAGACGGAGGCCCGGAATCAAAGGGTCTCCGCTGTCGTTTGCGGCATACTCGCGCAGATCGCGCAGTTCGCGCAGCTCGCGCCAATGGCCGTCTCCGGCTCTCTACCTTAAGGTCATCCGGTGAGGACGTGGTCCCTGTGATCTTTTGAGAAGGAGATTGCAGAGAGCCAGAGCAGCGAGGGGCGCGGGCAGGTCTTGACAACCGCCGCGCTCATCGTTTCCGCCCCGGATTCCACTTTTGGGCGGGGGCGAGAATGCTGGCAACGGAGAGTCGGTTTTTGGCGATGGCGGTTCCGGCGGCGTTGCTCTCGCAGCGGAAGACCGGCATCCCGGCGAGCATCACGATTGCCCAGGCGATCGTCGAATCCGGCTGGGGCCTCTCGAAGCTGGCCCGTGAGGCCAACAACTACTTTGGCATCAAGGCGGCGGAGGGCGCGCCGCTCTCCGAGACGATCTCGCTCTCCGGCTATGAGTACATCGGCGGCAAGGAAGTGGAGCAGACGATGCTCTTCGCCCGCTATACGTCCATTGCCGATTCCTTTGCCCACCACGCCAGCCTGATCGCTGGGCTGCCGCGCTACGCGCCGGCCATGGCCGTCAAGGATGACCCGGCCAAGTTTGCCACCGAGCTAGAGCTTTGCGGCTACTCCACCGCCCCCAACTATGCCGAGCTGCTGATGGAGCTGGTCCGCGAGATGGACCTGACTCAATACGATGTTGCCTCGCCTGCCGGCTCCCAGTCTGGCTCCGACTCTGGCTCCCAGTCCCAACCACAATCTCCGGCCGCCGCCTCTCGGGCTGCAGCCCAGACAGTCACCCTGGCGTCCAAGGCAATCCTGACAAGTCCAGGCTCTGCGGATGCCCGCCCCGACCCGGCGTCTCCGGGAGAAGTAAAGGCAGGACACGGCATGAGTTTCTTTTCGTTTCTGAGCTGGATCGGCAGCGAGTTCAAGAAGGGCTTTGGACTGCTCAAGCAATTTGACACGCCGATCGAGGACATCCTGGGAATCGTCTTTCCCCCGGCCGAGGCTGCGCTGGAAGGAGCCAAGGCCGCCATCAACCTAGTCAAGGGCTCGGTGGTTTCGGTGGAGCAGAAGTTTGCCGCGCTCGGCACCCAGAACGGCACCGGCGCGCAAAAGCTGGAGGAAGTCCTGGCGATCGTGGAGCCGGCCGTCACCCAGTTGCTGGCCAAGGAAGGCATCAAGGCCGACACGAGCCGCGTAACCGAAATCATCAACCTGGTGGTCGCCGCGCTGAACGCTCGCCCCGCGCCCCAGTCTTAACAAGATTTCACCCAAAAAAAGAGCAAGACCCCAGATTGGAAGAGGGCCTCGGTTGGAAGTGTGAGGACGCCGCGTACCTGGGGAGATCAACCAACCCGCAAGCGCTGACCGAAACTGGCCGGCGCTTGCGGCTCAATTCAGCCAAAAGTTCGACCCCGAAAAGCGGGCCGTAGAGCGTTCGCAGCACCCTGGGTGTGGGGGATTCGCCCACCTCGCCGTGTGGAACGCGTACCAAGGGGTCAGAATCGCGAAATTCGCGCGTTGTGGATGAGGGATTGAACCGGCGGTTGTGCAGATTTTGGAAGCGGAGGAGAGTATGAGCGCAATTTGGAATGAATTGGCGGCTTGGTTTGCCGGGAAGAAGACGATCCTGGGCGGCGTGGCGATGATCGTCGCGGCGGGTTTGGGCGTGTGGTACGGCAAGCTCGATCCGGTCTCCGGGCTCGGCCTGGCGGGGCTGGGATTCTCAGCGATCGGCCTGGGCGACAAGGCCAACCGGCACCAGGCGCAGCTGCTCACGGTGCTCCAGGGAATCGCGCAGGCCGGCGTGGATCTGCGGTCCGGCAAAGCGGCCAACCTGCTGAGCGATGCGGAAAAGACGGGATCGGCGCTCGCGCCTTCGGTCGCGTCGGATGCCCTGAACGCACTTTCGCCCGGGCTTCACATTCAGGCGTCCACGCCGGAGGAACTGGCTGCGATTCTGAAATCGCTTGTGCCTCCCGCGCCAATCGTGGTGAGGGGTCCGCTGCCGACGTCTTTGAATAGCATCCTGGAGACGGCCAACCGCCTGGCTCCGATGCCTGACCCGACGCAATCCGGGACCAAGGGATGACGATGGCGACCTTGGGACTGTCTTCGGCAAAGGATGCCAGCGGCGAGATCCGGATCGGCTTCCGGCGCGGCTGGATGCGGACGCTGGTGATTACGCTGGGCGGCGCGGGCTTTCTGAGCCTGGTGGCTGGCGGTCTCACGCTGGCAGACCACCAGCCGATACCGGTGTTTCAACTACTCCAGCAATGGGGCTTCTGGTGATCGTCACCGTGCTCTACAGCCGGCACGTCGCGCAGCAGTCGCGCATGGATGACGTGGCGCTCTGGCACATCCTGATCGACCTGGGCTGCGACGTGGGGCAGAACGACGTGCTCACGCAATTGCAGGACCTCTGCGATCGCGGCTACGTCACCTTCAAGGAAACGAAGAACCGCCTGACAAATCGCGCGGAGATCTCGCTCATCCAGCTCACGCCGCGCGGCCGGGACCTGAGCGAAGAGACGATCCAAGACCCGGCGATACCTGTTTAGGGGGCGGCATGACACCACGCAAACGCAAGCCCGGTCGCGAGATCGGCAGCCGTCCCAGAACCGGCGATCCGCGCCAGGCCAACCAGCCGCTCAAGATCGACCGGCTGCCGTCCGAGGTGCACCAAGCCATTCTTCAGCTCAAGAACGTCGTCGGCCTTACCTGGCTGGAGCTGGAGGAACTTTCCGCAAAGCCGTTTGGCAAGAACTGGATCTCCGGGACGGAAGGCTTCGTGGACTGGGAGAATCTGCCCACGCCGGTGCTGGAGCTCTTCCCGGACATGCGGCTGCCGCACTCGAATCTACACCGCTGGTTCGACCTGAGAGTCAGCCAGGTTCAGCGCGAGGTCATGGCCCGGGCCGCCCAAGCGCGGGAGATTGCCGAGGCATTCGCCGGATCCACTGTCGAGGACGGCGACGAAGCGGTGCTCAACGCCGCGCGCGACCAGATCATGGGCATCCTGAGTGAAAACGCCTCGGAGAAGGGGCGGATGGCGGCGGCCAAGTCGCTGATCGTTCTAGCGGAGGTGATGCAGTCCGCGCGGGCGAACGACATCAAGGAGCGCAAGGTCGTCGTCGAGGAGAAGAAGATCAAGATCCTCGAAGAGCGGGAAGCCACGGCGCGGCGGGCGCTGGAGGAAGAGACAGCTCGGGCGCAGAAGAAGCTCAAGGAAGGCGGCCTGACCGCCGAAGACATCGACCGAATCCGCGTCCGGACGTTTGGCATGCCGCCGCTGGCCCAAAATCAGACTCAGGCACAACCTGCGGCGGTGTCCGCGCATGGTTGAGGTTCATCCGCAGAGCGTGCTACTGCCGGCCGTCCTCCAACTGCGGCCCTACCAGATCCGCTGGATCGACGACAAGTCGCGTTTCAAGCTAGTGGTCAAGTCCGCCCGTATCGGCTTCAGCTTTGCTTCTGCGCTTGAGGTGGTGCTGGACTGCCTGGCGACGCCGAAGACCACCTGGACGATTCTCTCGGGTTCGAAGCCGCAGTCGGTCGAGTTCATTGAGACCTGCCACACGCTGATTGAGGCGATGGGCGGCGCGGCCCAGCTCTACCACGACGAAGACTTCAGCGACGTGCTCGGCTCGATCACGGAGATCCAGTCGAGGATCAGCTTCCCCAACGGGGCGCGCATCATCGCGCTGCCGGCCAACGCCCGCACGGCGCGCGGCTACCCCGGCAATGTGGTGCTAGACGAGTTTGGCCACCACAAGGACAGCTACGCCATCTGGGCGGCCTGCATCCGGCAGACGGCGCTGGGCCATCGCGTTCTGGTGATCTCCACGCCCGGCGGAGAGCAAGGCAAGTTCTACGATCTGGCTCTCATGCTCGGCCTCACGGATGGAGTCGCGATCGAGCAGCAGCCCGTACGCAAGGGGCCATGGTCCGGGCACTGGGTCGATGTGCACAGCGCCGTGGCGCAGGGTTGCCCCATCAACATTGAGGATATGCGGGCCGGCGTGGCCGATCAGGACACCTGGAACCAGGAGTTCTGCTGCGAGTTCCTGAAGTCAACCGGCGCGTGGCTCACGCTCGATCTGATCGCGGCCTGCGAGGATGCCGGGGCGACGATGTTCCTGCCGCCGGACTTCGTGCCGCGTGGCCGGCTCCACGCAGGCATCGACGTCGGCCGCGATCACGACGCAACGTGCCTGTGGCTCGACGAACAGATCGGCGACGTGAGCTGGACCCGCGCCGTGACGCACCTCTACGCCATGCCGTTTCCGGAGCAGGCGCGGCGGCTCAACCCCATCGTGCGCATGACGACCAGGTCGGCGATCGACAAGACCGGTATGGGCGTGGGCCTCTTCGACATGCTCAACGAGGAGAACATGGGCCGGCTCATGGGCGTGAGCTTTGCGGGAACCACCGACGACGGCGTCAGGATGAAGACCGACCTCGCCATCCGGATCAAGAAGAAGTTCGAGCGGGCCAAGTCGCGGATCCCGCACGAGATGCAGATCCGCAGCGAGCTGATGTCGATCAAGCGGGAGGCGACCGGCTCCGGCGTCACCTTCGACGCGCCGCGCATCGAGGTAGGCCGCCGCGATCGCTCAGGCGATCGTCGAGAACACCGCCATCGCCGTTCCCAAGACCTTCGACTACGACCAGGAGCTCCTCAAGATTGCCCGGTCGACCGATCCGGCCGTCTTCGAAAGGTTCTACGAGAAGATGCAGTACGGCATTAGCCGGCGCATCCTGGGTGAGACGCTCACCGCCTTTGGCAACGAGGGAGGCACAGGCTCCAAGGCTCAGGGAAATACCCACGCCGATACGCTAGACCAGCGCAGCGTGGAGCTCTGCCTCGGCGTCGAGTTCCTGCTCAATCAAGACCTCATCCGCCGAATGGTGCTTTGGAACTTTGGACCGGCAGCGCCGATGCCCAAGTTCAGCTACGACCTGGAACAACAGGAAGACCTGGGCAAGCGCCTGATCGTGGATAGCGGTCTGCAGAAGATGGGCAAAAGCTTCTCGGTCGGGTACATCGTGGACAAATACGAAGTACCCATCTGCGAGGGAGAAGACCCTGACCAGGTGCTGAAGCCGACGGCCGCCACGCCGCCGGTCGCGGCTCCGGAGCCGGGCGCGGATGACGATCCAGCCGACGGCGAGGACTTTTCCGAGAGCTCACACGGTGAGCGAGCAGTGCGCGAGCTGAAGGAGTTTGACGACGTCTTTGGCTCGCTCCGCGAAATGGCCACCGGCATCTACAAGGATCGCGTCCAGGAGCTGGTGGACTCGGCCATCCCCGTCGACAGGAGCTGAGATGGCGCTCGGTTTTCATCTAGGAACTCCGCGCGACAGCGGGATGCAACGGAAGATGGGGGATCTGCTGGCAAGGAAGATGGCGTCGGCGGATCTGCTCGGCCGCTTTCAGGTCCTGCGCCACGCGGAGAAGAAAACGGGCAGGCTCTTCGCTCTGAGAGCGACCAGCCGGGCCGTTCGCTTTAGCGAGGACGATGCCGACCAGGTCTCCGCCGGCTTCAGTTTCGATATGCGCGGGGAGGATGCCGAGCGGCGGATCCGCGAGCTGACCCCGGTCACGCGCGAGATCTACGACGGGCTCACGGCGCAATACCAGCGTAGCGCTTTCACACTTGCCGGCACCGCCGATCTACGCCTGGTGCAGAACGTTCACGACGCCCTGGCCAAGATCGCCGCTGAGGGCGGCACAGCGGCGGATTTCAAGGCGGCAGCTCGGAAGCTGACCACTGAAGCCGGCGTTGAGGATCTGAGCGCCTTCACGCTCGACACAGCCTACAACACGGCGATGCAGAAAGCTTACAGCGCCGGCCGGCTTGAGCAGATGCAGGAGCCGGCACTGCAAAAGGCGCTTCCATATTGGCAGTACTGGACGGTGGGCGACTTCCGCGTCAGGCCGGAACATGCCGTGCTCGACGGTTTCACTGCGCTGGCGATCGATCCCGTCTGGCTCCGCATCTATCCGCCGTCCGGATTCAACTGCCGCTGCTCGGTAGTTCCGATCCTGGCCAGCGAAGCGCCCAAGGGCAGTGACGAGGGCGGCATTCTACGCCTGCCCGCGCTCGCCCGTCTCAAGGTTCCACAGAAGGGTTTTCACACGTTGATCGCGGCGTAAATTGGGCTCTTTTTGCCGTCAAAAGCGGACGCGCGCCGTGAAGTACCGCAGTTTGCGCAGATCGCGCATATTGCGCAGATCGCGCCACGAAGACTTCTCGTCCATTGAGACTCAGGTTGTGGCGAACCCCCAAGGTGGCACCTCAAAACCGAGCCTGACCGACGGATGGGTCGAAATCTTCCGTGCCGGAACCTATGGCAACAAAGGCAGCTTCAGTGCTGAAGATATAGACCGTGTTGTACGGAGCTACGACCCCAGCTTTCACGAGGCCCCGGTCTGCGTTGGCCACCCGGCGGACGATACCCCCGCTTTTGGTTGGACGGCGGAGCTGAAGAGGGATGGCGATAGCCTGCTGGCGAAATTCAAGGACGTGGACCCTGCATTTGCGGAGGCGGTGAGAGATCGCCGTTATCCGAAGCGTTCGGCGGCGTTTTACAAGGGAGCGGACGGCAAAATCTCCGGTCTGCGGCATGTGGCCTTCCTCGGCGGCCAGCCTCCCGAGGTGAAGGGGCTCAAGGAAATCAACTTTGGCGACAACGGGCGAACGTTCACCGAGGTGGACTTCGAGGAGGAAGCAGTGGCTACTGGCGACAAGACGGTGAAGGAGCAGATCGCGGAATTCTTCAGCGAGCTGTTCGGCAACAAAGGCGGCGCTGCTCAGGCGGCAACCTTCAGCGAGCGCGATGCTCAGGCTCTGGTGGATCGTGCCGTTGCGGCGGCAGTTCAGCCGCTGCAGGCGAAGATTACGGCCCAGGAGAAGGCGCTGGCTGAGCAGAAGGCGGAGTTTGCCGAGCGCGAGCGCAAGCTGCTGACCCAGGAGATCAAGGGTCGCGCGGGGGAGCTCATTGCCGGGCTCAAGCAAAAGGGCAAGTGGATTCCGGCCTTCGACAAGATGGGGCTCGGGGTCATCTTCCAGGAGCTGGCGAAGCAGACGGAAACCATCGAGTTCGGCGAGGGCGATGCCAAGAAGACGCTGCCGCTCGCGGATCTGCTGGCTCAGTTCGTCGAGGGGCTGCCGTCCATTGTGCCGACCGGACGCCTCTCCAACGGCGCGCCAACCGCGGCTCCCAACGCTTCGGTAAAGGATGATGCGCTGACTGCAGCCGCGAGGGCATTGCAAAAGGCAAAGGACATCACTTTCAGCGAGGCTTTGGACCAAGTGGCCAAAGAGCATCCCGAATTGACGGTACCGGGTAACGGAGCGGCAGGCCGGGTTTAGGTGGGCTCTGTAGGCGGCTGTATTCGAGCTGCCGACTAAGTGGGGATTGCTAAGCGATCCCCCGCAAGATCTGATCGCAGCCCTGAGGAGGGGCGTACATGTCGAACATCAGCGTCGAAACAAAAATGCCCAAGGGGCCGGGCATCACGGAGTCCCTGCTGCCGGCATCTGTCGCGGCCATCCAGCGCGGCAGCGCCGTCGTTTATGGATCTGACCAGACGCATTGCACTCTTCAGTCGGTAGCCATCTGGACTTTACCCGCGTGGGCATCTGGCTGCTCGGTGAGGGCGAGTGGGATGGCTGCGATGAGCTCTGGATCAATGACGGCTTGGTGTGGCGTTCTGAATTCGACGATCCGACCCAGCTTCACTTTCATCGCGGCTGCGATGCAACCATCGGCTCGGGTCTCAATCC